GCGGAGATACTGACAAATCGATGGAACGCCGTGTGATTGGAAACTTTCATGCACGGTGTGAAGTGGGGGAAAAGCCTGAGAGTATATCAGGGGCTTACCTATCACTATCCGAAGTCAACGAAGACGATACGGGCGTGCTGCCGGCGACGATTACCGGATGGTATACGGAAGTGTACGAACCGACCTTTGCGGTCGCTTGATGGAGGTAGTATATGGATAACGAACGAGCTGCTTCTATTACGATAGCGGGGAAAGAGTATCAGCTGATTCTCACAACCCGGGCCACGAAAGAAATCGCCAAGCGCTACGGCGGATTGGCGAACCTTGGAGACAAGCTCATGAAATCGGAGAACTTCGAGTTGGCTTTGGACGAACTGATCTGGCTGATCGCGTTGCTGGCGAATCAGAGCATTCTGATCCACAATTTCCAGCATCCGGAGGACAAGCGGGAGCCACTGACGGAGGAAGAAATCGAACTTCTGACCACGCCGACGGATTTGGCCGAATACAAGGACGCGATCATGGATTCGATGCTGCGGGGCACGAAGCGCTATGTGGAAAGTGAACCGCAGACGGAAAAAAACGCGTCGGCCGGGTGAGCGATGAGGAAACGTTCGCCCGGTTGCTCTTTTACGGCGTAACCCTGCTGGGCCGGACAGAGCGCGAAGTCTGGCTCATGCCGCTTGGCGCGCTGCTCGACCAGTGGGAGATCTACAAGCAGTTCCATGGGCTGGCAAAGGTGAAGGCGGAGTATGCGATTGACGAGATTGTTCCGATAGGCATATAACCAAGGGAGGGCGACATGCTTGCATCCTGCTGTTCGGCCGAAGCATGATGAGAAATAAAAATACACTTTTTGAAACGTTACTTTACAGCAAGTATGCTAATAGCACATGAATTGTTTAGCAGGCAGGACGATTATTTTGTTGATTGTTCAACTCCTGTTGGATTACACTAGTAAATAGTAATGTCTGCCCTGCTTTTTGCAAATATGGCAGATACAGCTATTGTGTATTGTGATAAGAATTAAAACTCACTTTGCTGGATTCAATGATTTTGTTAGCAAATCTATTCAGCGGCTTAGAACAACATGAAAAGAGGTAATTATTGAAAGCATGACTATAAAGATTATTTTTTACAAATCATCCTCTCAATACTACGAATCTGTATGCCAAAGATGCATAACTTTTAACTCGTATGAGCAAGAAAAATCTACCAATACATTGCTCTTTGACCAAGAAGTTCTAAAAAAAGAACTACAGAGTATAAGAAGTATTCTTGAAATAATAAGGCGCTGGACGAAAACAGAATATTATATTGATGATAAGAGGGTGTCGCTTCAATCCATCGAAGAGCTTATTGCGGTATTCGAATGTGAAAAAGGATGCAGGGAGTGTGTCATCCCCGATGAATACTGCTATGGCGAAGCCGGATGGGGGTGCAAGTTTATTAGTTCAATAGCTCTACGTCGTGCATCCTATTATCGATATCGGTCAGAATTAAACTGGTATGAATTCGGCCATTTTCATGAGGATGAATGGGTTGTTGACAAAGAAAGAATACTGACACAATTAACAAAAGAAGTAGTAGAAAAGCGTATTGACATTTGCAAATATTATGCCTTAACCAAATTGGAGGATGCGCTTCGAACGTTGCCAGAAAAGATCGTTGTAACTGAGGATGATAGTTGCGAGTGGGAGTATAAATATAGAGAAGCACCAGTAGGCATGAAGCAGACCGAAGTAATTGGGGTGAAACCACGAGAAAATCATTCGTTCAGTTATGGAGGTGGTTTAGGAATATCAGTGTCTTTGGGAATGTCGAGTAAAGATAGTGAACAACATGACGACTTCGAAAAAAACGTACCCTCAGTAACCTTTGGCGACATTGGGGGTATCGACGATATAGTTCAACAAATTCGCGAAGTTATAGAACTTCCCTTAACGGCTCCAGCTATATTTGAGCATTATCATATCAAGCCTCACAAAGGGATTCTTCTGTATGGTCCGCCTGGATGCGGAAAAACATTAATTGCAAAGGCGGTAGCCAATGAAATAAATGCTCATTTTATTTCAGTTAATGGCCCCGAAATATTGAATAAGTATATTGGACAGTCTGAAGCCAATCTAAGGAAAGTATTTAGCGAGGCGAAAAAGAACAATCCCACGATAATTTATTTTGATGAATTTGATTCAATATCCTCGACCCGCGATGCCGATGGGAATCCACTCATGGCTACAGTGGTTAATCAATTATTGACACTAATGGACGGAATAGATGATACAAGCCAGATATGCGCTATTGCATCTACGAATAGAATCGACATGATAGATGAGGCTGTAAGGCGACCGGGAAGGTTTGATTATGTAATAGAAATCCAACGTCCATCATTGGAAGGATGCAAAACTATTTTTCGCATTCATACGGCAAAGATGCCAGTTGATGAAGCTTTTGATAAAGATACATTCGTAAGCAAATACTTAACTGGCTGTTCCGGAGCAGAAATTGCGTTTGTTGCGTCCGAAGCTGCTTATAATTCTATTCGCAGAACCGTTGATATAAAACAAATGTTTCAAAAGCGCTATGAATTCTGCGTTTCAGCCGAGAACATTATACTCGAATGCGATTTTATTAAAGCAGCAAAGACGCTGACTGACAGCAGAAAAAAAGCTGATACGGCGAAGTATCGCTACAATATGTAGAATGTTTTGTTTCAATCACTAATAGTTGACAGCCTTGTGATTTTAAGGAAAACGGGAACAATATTCAAACGAGAACTCATTATTATCGTGACGATATTTAAAAGAATTTGCTGAATTAGTATCATTGGAAACTTATTACGTTGTCAATGAAAACCATTAAGTGACTATATCATTTCCTGGTATTACAGGAATCGCTTTTTAGAGAACGACCTACGGGCCGTTCTTTTTTTGCGCACTTTTTTGAAACGGAGGCGAACACATGGCGGACGATTTTGGCCTGAAAATCGGCGTGGAAGGCGAGCGCGAATTCAAGGCCGCACTGAAAAATATCAACCAGCAGTTCAAAGTGCTCGGCTCCGAAATGAAGCTCGTGGAATCCCAGTTCGATAAACAGGATCGCAGCGTTTCCGCGCTCACGTCCCGTAATGAAGTGCTGAACCGTCAGATATCGGAGCAGAAGGAAAAGATCGAGCTGTTGCGGCGCGCGCTGGAGAATGCGGCTGAATCGTTCGGTGAAAACGACCGCCGGACGCAGCAGTGGACCGTGCAGCTGAACAACGCGGAAGCCGAGCTCAATAATATGGAGCGCGAGCTGAAAAACAATGAAAAAGCCATAGACGGCGTTGGCGACGAGTTCCAGGACGCGGAGAAACAGGCGGACGGTTTCGGCGATGAGGTCGAGGACGCCGCGGATCAGTCCGATCGTGCGAAGGATCGTTTTGAGAAACTCGGCAGCGTCCTCAAAGGCGTCGGCGCTGCCATGGGCTCCGTTCTAGTGGCGGCGGGAACCGTGGCATATAAACTCGGCAAAGCGGTGGTCGAACAGTTCGGGGAACTGGAGCAGAATCTTGGCGGTTCGGAGGCTGTGTTCGGCGAGTACGCCGCTTCCATTCAGAAGACCGGTGAAGACGCATATAAAAATCTAGGTGTTTCGCAGAGCGAGTATCTCGCCACCGCCAATAAGATGGGCGCGCTGTTTCAGGGCGTCGGCGTCGATCAGCAGACGAGTCTGGAACTGACCGAAAAGGCCATGCAGCGCGCGGCGGACATGGCGTCCGTCATGGGCATTGACACTTCCGCTGCATTGGAAGCAGTCACCGGTGCGGCCAAGGGCAATTTCACCATGATGGACAACCTTGGCGTCGCCATGAACGCAACCAGCATCCAGGCATATGCCGTGGCCAAAGGACTGGACTTTACCTGGAGTTCGGCCACGCAGGCGCAGAAGGCCGAAGTCGCTATGCAGATGTTCTTTGAGAACACAGAACAGTACGCCGGCAATTTCGCGCGCGAATCCTCAGAGACGATCACCGGCTCCATTGGCATGATGAAAGCGGCCGCATCGTCGTGGGTAGCAGGCCTTGGCAACGCCGAAGCGGATACGCAATCGTTGACGCGGAACATGATCGACGCGTTCAAGACCGTCATGACGAACGTGACGCCGGTGCTGGAGAATATCGTAAAGGCCCTGCCGGAAGCGCTGGATGCAGTGTTCTCGGAGATTTCCACGCTGCTGCCCTCGATACTGGGTACCGTGATGTCTATCTTTAAGCAACTGCTCAATATGCTGATCCAGCTGCTGCCGGAGTTGATCCCGGTTGCTGTCGATGCCGTTATGACGATCATCTGGGCGATCGTCGACAACCTGCCGCTGCTGGTGGATACGGCAGTTCAATTGATCCTCGCACTGGTAGACGGAATCGGACAGGCATTACCCGAGCTGATCCCAGCGATCGTGGAAGCGATCATTCTGATTGTATCCTCGCTGCTGTCGAACATCGATCAAATCATTGAAGCGGGTATGTCGATCCTGTTCGGCCTGATCGAAGGAATCATCAACGCGTTGCCCGCGCTGGTCGAAGCGCTTCCACAGCTGATCTCGGCGATCGTGGAGTTTTTCGTTGAAAACCTACCGGAGATTCTGTATGTAGGCGTGCAGGCGATCGGGGTGCTGATTCAGGGAATCGTCGGCTCGATTCCACAGCTTTCTTCCACCATGCCGCAGGTCGTCTCCTCGATTGCAAGCGGCATCTCCAAGGCTGTTTCGTCGGTTACACAGATCGGCAGAAACATCGTGCAGGGGTTGTGGCAGGGGATCCAGTCCATGGGACAGTGGATCCAGGACAAGATCGGGAGCCTGTTTCGCAGCGTCGTTGACGGCGCAAAGAGCGTGCTCGGCATCCACAGCCCGTCGACCGTATTTGCTGGGATCGGCGAGAACATGGGCCTCGGCTTGGGTTCCGGCTTCACCGACGCTATGGCCGGCGTAGAGAAGGATATCACAAACGCCATCCCGACCAACTTTGATCTCGACGTCAACGCGGATTATCCGACGAAAACGGCGAACCCGCTGGCAGGCGTTGCCAAGCGTGTCGTCGAACACACCGGTACGATCCGGATCGAGGGCGTCAACGACGAAGGGATCATGACCAAGGTCGTCGATTTCCTGGTTGGAGAACTGCGGCAGGAGGTGCTTGCCTGATATGGCGCTTCTGAGAAACGAAGATACCGGAATCGACATCACCCGGTTTATTACACTAGAAGAAAAACAGTCCGTCATCCGTACCGAATGGCAAACGCTGGATGGCCGGACGTATCTGCAGCGGTACGGCATACCGAACGCAACCTACGAGATTGTTGCGTATGTGAACTATGCCGGAAAGCAGTTGCTCTTCGAAGCGGAGGATACCGCCGCGCTGCTGAAGGCCGAGTGCAAACACGGCACATTTTATGGGCATATCGTCGAATTGAAAGATTTCAGCCGCCTTGCTGGCGACTGGTACAAGACGACGCTAACGCTCGCGCCGGAGGTGACGGACGAATGAGAATCCTGTCGGCCGAGATACGGAATAAACTGCTGGAGCGGTTCCAGGTTGAAAGCAGAGACGCCAAGCCGAATCTGCGCGTGGTCGCGACCCAGTCGACCGTTAATACGCTGCTGACCGAGGATATTCATACGGACGCGACGGCGAGCTTCGGCGATGTGGCCGTTCGACAACTGTCCGGGGAGGCAACCCCGTCGTTGGCATATGCGATCTGCATCGACGGCGACGTTGCAAACATCTACGAGCGCAGCTTTCCGACCGACCTGGAATCCCCCTGGGCATGGAACTGGGCGCTTGGTGCGGCGGCGGACGTCGCGATCGAGTTCAACGGCGAATGGACGATCAACGCGAAGACTCGTTGTTATGAGCTGATCACCGAGGAGACGCCGTATATCTTTTTTACGGATGCGGCTGGCACGCTGTACGTCCAGAAGCGGCAGGATGAAGCGACGCGGATCCCGCTCGCCGAAAACGTGGAACAGATCAGCTCCTGCCGAGCGTGGAAATCGAACCTTGACGTCGGGGTCGATCAAGGGCTTGTGATCGGGTATCTGCGCGAAGGCGGCGTTTATTACAGGACCTACGCGGAACAGGAGGGCGGCGCGATCCTCTGGGAAGAGGAGCGGCAAGTAACGGAGCTCGGCACGGGCAACACGACGCTTGCGCTGTTTCGGACGAACGATTATCGGCTTGGGTTCGTGACCGAAAACGCCGGCCAGATCCAGTATGTACTGTCGTACCGAACGTACGCCGGGCAGGCCATGCCGGCGGAGTATGCCGACGTCCAACCGCGAGATGCGCGGGTTTGGATGATCCCGCCTGCCCGGTATTACCCGCTGACGACGGAACGAGCGAACGTCGATCCCGAGTTTGTATACCTCATGACACATCCGTCGGAAGCGGCGTTCGAAATTAGCGGGGTCACGCGCATGGATGAACGGAACCTGCTGTTCGCGTTCAGTCAGGACATCGGCGGCGAGATCTTTTCTTCTATGTCCATCTCACCTGCGCGGACGATTCTGTCGGCGACGATACAGAACGGGAACGAGCTGCTCATAACTCTCGGCGAGGACATGAATCGGGTGACGCCGTTCGATCTGACGATTGCGGACTGCCGCGCGGGATACTGGATTGTGGACGGCATGAAGATGGCGCTCGAAACGCTGACCATCCATGCAGATGGTGCGCCGAACGAAGGCGTCATGGAAGAATCCGTAACGGTTACGACGACCGGAACCGTGCTGCTGATCACAGCGAATAAATTCTATCCGGTAACCAGTGAAATGGCTGTTGTGACAGGTTCTGGGTCCGTAACTCTTACGCCAGTAGACGTGATCCCGATATAAGGAGAAAGACGATATGAATAAACTCGAGCAATACGCGGTGATCCATAACCGCTTCGATGTGATCGTGCAGGATGCAAAGACCGGGAAGGTCAAACAGACCGCCGTTGCGTATAACATCATCCTGAATCAGTGGTTTTACTGTCTGACGGCAAGCGGCGGGGTCAGCTGGGAGTGCAATCACCTGAAACATATCGCGTTCGGTACGGGTACCGGAACGCTGGACGTGACGCGGACTGCGATGTTCTCACAGTTGGGAGTAAAAGAGGCGACCGTGGTCGACACGGTATACGACAGCCCAACGAGTTATGTGACCAAAGAAATCCGTCTTGAGGCGGATGAATTCAATGGAAGTACGATTACGGAGGTTGGATTCAAGGACTATTATTCCGTTTGGTACTTTCTTGTCACGCATGCGTTTTTAAAGGACAGCGAAGGAAACCAGATCGCGATTGCCAAGACCGACTCGGACGTCGTGATCATCCGCGGGACGTTCTACGCCACGTTCACGCAGGGCGGGTTCGGTACAAACGGCATCTATGCGCCGGAAAGCGAGAACCTGATCGTATCCTGTATCTTTGGTAATAATAATCTGCCCATGAACGTGCGGTTTTCCGGATTCACAAGCGATACCCCCGCAAAGATGGGCGTTCGGTATCACGGCACAAAAACAACTACATTGGCAAGCTGCACAAAAGATACAGCAGCATGGCAGCTTGATTACCCGCTGTTCACATGGAGCGACGTGGAGTGCAACGGCCAGACGGTCAAACAGATCGGCATGCCCGGATTTGCGGCAATCAATCTGCCGGATAGTTCGATCTTTACGCCGATTGCCGTATCGCACTTATCGATAGGGACCGGAGATGGAAGCACGAAGGAATTTGATATTGGATCCCCGTTGTTTGCGCCGGACAGCGAAACGATCTATGTCGACGGCGTGGCACAGACACGCGGCACGGACTACACGGTGGACCCAACCAACAATATGACCGACATGCGCGAAAACTACTGGTCGGCCGAGTTTGATGCGCTTTCGGACAATGTCGAGTTTGGAAACCTGAAAACTAGTACGATGATAGGCACCCCGTATTACGATCCCATTGCGTGGTGGATCTGTACCAATGCGTACCATTACCCGAGCAGCTGCACTGTCTCGTCGACTTACCCGATATGGATCGATTTTGGCGTAGCTCGTGACTGCAATCGAATGAAGTTTGAGCTAATCACGGTACCGTCTGCGCAGATTGACAATATGGTGATCGAGTATTCCAGCGACAATGTCAGCTGGACGGCGGTTGTTGCGACGCGAAGCGCACAGGTATGGAGCTTCCCGCTGACCAGTGCGCGCTATTGGCGGATCTACATTCCGTCCTATACGTGGACGTATTCTCTGCAGTATTACAGTCTTCCAACCCGGGATTCACTGGTAACCGGGACGTCGTTTTTCCTTGGGAAAGTGATGCCGGGGTTGAAATTCGTTACCGCGCCGGCCGCGGGCGCGGCGATCGAAGCGTCGTTCACACTGAACTATCCTTATAAGACGGCGAACAACCTTCTCAAGTTCACGGCTTCGCTGGTGTTCACGCGCGGAGAAGGGAGCTGATCTTTTGGAGCTTTCCTTCGAGTATACGGGCACGCTCGGGACCGGCGCTTCTCCGCAGGCTGTCCATATGATGGATAACGGCCTGCGGTTCTTCTATCTGGACGGCGGCGCAGTGAAAGCAAAAGAAGCGTATCCGGATATGGGGATCTATGACAGCCTTTCCTTTACGAACAAGGGACGCATCTGCACGAACACCGGCGTAGAAAAGCCGCAGCTCAAGAAAGTGGCGCATCACGGTGCGTACGGGTTCTGGTCGGCGGGAAGCGCGCACCGGTTCGTGATGTACATGCTGCCAAGCGATATTTCCGCTATGGTAGAGAGTATTTCCATTTCGCACACGAAGGACGGCCCGATCTCACAGTTGTCGGCGACGTTCCAGAATGTTGAAAACCGGCTCGTGGGCCGGGCGCGATCGATCGTACAGCCGAATACGCGGTTGGAACTGTACTTCTCCATGGGTTCATCGGACGAGATTGGTATGGGTCGATTCTATATCGACCGAACGAACGTGGACTACCCCAAAGGCTCGGTATCCGTTTCGGCGCGGAATACGATCGGAAAGCTGTTGAAGGATCAGACGTTCGATGAGGACACGACGTTCACGGAGTCCGACCTGAAGCTAAACCTCGAAGCGGTGCTCGCCTTAGCCGGCGTGGAAGAGAGCTTTGTGGGCGACCCGGCAAAGACATGGAATCTGACCTTTGAGCCGGAAGTAACGATCCTGGACGGACTGACGCAGGTGATCGCGCTGCTTTCCGGCTGGCAGATCAAAGAAACCATGAACGGTGTGGTGGGCATTGCGAGTTCCGCCGACACGCGGTTCGACCAGCTGACGACGGTTGCGTTCGAGCGGGAGAAGACCTGCTGGAGCTACAGCACAGAATACGCGGACGAAAGCACATACGCCAAGATATGCGTACGTTGCTCGGATCCGGAGCAGACGCTGTATATCACGCTCGATCCGCACCGCTGGTGGAACTCGCCGGGCAACAAAACGCTGTATGTCGATCTGCTGGATGGGACATCCTCCGCCGAACTCGCGGCTTACGCTGCCGAACTGGTCGACGGTGTTGCGCTTGTCGGCCGGACGGAGAGCTTTGCCGGGATCTTTACGCCCGCTCTGATCGTGGGCGACGTGATCGCGCTCGTGGAAAGCGATGGAACGCAGACCGAGATCGGGACCGTGACTACGGTGAAACACACCCTGGGTCGATCCGGTTTCTATACGGAGTTTACGATCGATTCGAGCGGGCGGAAAGGCAAGGCGCTGCTGAAGGATTATCTTTCGCAGATTACGAGTACGTCGAACACACAAGGCGTGAGGATTACGTAAAATCTCCCAAAATCGATAGGACACCCCTTTCGGAGCGTCCTTTGCTTGCATGGCATTTGGTTGATAAATGTATAGATTGGAGAATCAGTTCGGCAGTGAGGAAATGCCATGCAAACCTTACTTTTTCATGCTACCACAGATTCATGAACAGTTCTGTTATGAAACATGGCATTTCTGTAACGAATCGCGTCAACGGAGGGAACAATGGATTTTTCACGCAATATCCGAAAAGGCACGTCCGGCGAGGACGTGCTTTTTTGTAAGCAGAAGCTGTTGGAGCTTGGCTATTATGCCGACCATATTACGACCGTAACGAAGAAGACGTTCGGCGCGGATACGCTGGAGGCCGTGGAGCGGTTTCAGGCGCAGGCCGGGCTGACCGTCGACGGGATCATCGGAATCCAAACGTGGGCGGCGTTGTTCGGCGACACGGCGACCGAAGCGGAAACGATCGAAAAGGACACGCCGTCGGAGAAGGCGCTCGCGATCGTGGCACTTGCCCGTGCGCGGATCGGCGATTTGTATGTCTGGGGCGGCAGCGGCATGACCGACCTTTCCGACAGCGCGATTCAAGCCAAAGACGACGAATACGCACGTGCGATCACGTTTCGGGATAAACAGTACAAATACGGGTTCTCCGATCTGCTTGGACACGACTGTTCGGGCTTCATTTCCTGGCTCATGCGGGAATGCGGGATATGGGATAACCGGCGCGACTGTGACGGACTGTGGTCGCTTTGTGATGAGGTTACCCGCAGCGAACTAATCGCCGGCGATTTTGTGTTCCGGGTGTCTTCGTCGAATTCCAGCGACGAAACGCATATCGGTCTGTATTGCGGACGCGGCGTCGTGATACACGACAAGGGCCGTGACGTCGGCGTGGTGATCGAGGGCATCAATAAGGGCGGCAGCGGGTACTGGCACAAGTGTGGGCGCTGCAAGCTGCTGTATGAGTAAGAAACGGAGGGATACAAATTGAACTATATCGGGGAGATCATTTCGGGTGTATTCGCTCTGCTGGTTGTGTGGATTGAGGTCAGGGCCACGCGCGATCGGAAACAGACGGAACGGCGCGCAGCCGTCCGGGCAAAGGAATCGAAGCTGGCCATGAAGATGCAGGATGCGAACCTGTCTCTGTCTCTTGCCACGGCGATGGCAGTCGAACGCGGCGAGACAAACGGCGAGATGAAAACCGCGCGGGACAAAGCGAAGGCCACGCAAGAGGAATACGAAGATTTTGTCCACGAGCTTGCGTCGAAGCAGGCTACATCTATCTAAATCAAAGGAGGAAACACAACATGAAAAAGAAACTGCTATTGGTACTGATCGCACTCCTGGTGCTCACGCTACCCGTCTACACGCTGGCGGATACGGGCGGGACGAGCACGGCAACCAACATCCTGATCGAGAACGCTGTGGATATCGCCGCGGCGTTTTTTGTTGCGATGGTCGGTGTGTTCGGCGCATGGTTGACGGCAAAGCTCGGCAAGATCACGCAGCTCGATACGGTGAACAAAGCGCAGCAGGAACTGATTAAGCTGGCGCAGATCACGGTCGGGGAATTGAAACAGACGGTCGTCGATGGCATGAAGGCCGCGAGCAAGGACGGAAAACTGACCAAAGATGAAATCGCCGCGCTCGGCCAGTTGCTGTATGAGAAGACGACGGCGAAGCTGTCCGATTCCGCGATGAGTGTACTGACCGCGGCACAGGTCGATATCTCCGCGCTGATTACCGGCACGGCGGAGCAGTTGATCTCCGGCTTGAAGTAAGGAACAACAGCATATCGACAGAGGGAGCGTCTTTCGAGACGCTCCCAGCCTGTCAAAGAACTCGATTCCATTAAACAGGAATCGGGTTCTTTGCGTAGAAAATAGATTGCAATAGCATAAAAATGCGTCCCCGCAAAGGAGCCAGACGCTCCTCCCAGCTGTGGATCGCCAGCTTTTTGAGATTCATGGCAGCATATTTCAGCTTAACCCAGTTAGTGACTGCGGTTAAACCCCGATATGGCGTATATCGCATCGCGTGTTTCTCTTTGGCGTCGGCAAAGACCCGCTCGATCGTTTCTTTTCGCCTGGCGTAGATTTGTTTACCCAATGGCGTGTGCCGAATGTCTTCCGCTCGCTCAACAAAATCCCGCCAGATGTGAAGTGAAACCAGCTTTTGACATTGCTTGCTCGCCGTGCAAAGGTGTCGAGTCGGACAGTGTTTGCAAATGCTTGGGTCGCTTTTATACTCCCGGTATCCGCCTTTGTTGGTCGTGCTGTATTTCAAGATGTTGTACTCCGGGCAGATCACGCAGTCGTAGTATTCGTCGTATACATATTTCCACCATTCGTGGTTTCCCGCTTTGGTCATCGGGCGCTTATAGGGCATGGATGGGATTCGCTTGTCCTCAAGGATTCGTTTGCAAATCCACGGCGTCTTGTATCCGGCGTCCAGCGTCACGACGCCGATTTCCGGAAACCGTTTCGCGACCTGCTCGTAGATGCCGTCAAACGCCACACTGTCGTGCATATTCCCGGCATGTACGTCCGCGCCGAGGATATAATTGTGTCCGTCGCAGGCCGTCTGCACGCTGTACGCAAAGCATTTTTTGTGGTCGCCTTTATGGAACACGCCGCAGTCTGGGTCGGTTTTTGAGGTCGCAATTTCCTTTTTTGTCCCTCCCGCAGACGCACCGGGCGGATCGTCGTCAAACGGCTTTTTCCCGTGCTCTTCACGATCTGCGTTGACTTCCTCGCGCAGCTGCTTTTCGTAGGCCTTCGCCGCGACCGGAATCGCCCGTTTAACCTGCTTTTTCATGTTCGCGTTGGCCTTGACGTGCGTGCCGTCGATGTACACAACCTCCGGCGAAAGATAGCCAGCACGGTTTACCTCGTCCAGTATCCAGCAGAAAATCTGCTCGACCGTGTCGCTGTTGAACCGGTGCCGGAAGTTATAGCTCACCGTCGCGAAATGCGGGATCGGTTCGCTGATGCGATACCCAAGGAACCATCGGTAGGCGATGTTCATTTCGATCTCCGAAACCGTTTGCCGCAGCGAACGGATTCCATACAGATGCTGGATCAGCACGATTTTGAACAGCACAATTGGATCGATGCTTGGACGACCGTTGTCTTTGCAGTACAAGTCGCCGACAATTTCGTAGATTCGCCTGAAGTCCACCGCCGCGTCGATCTTTCTTAGCAAATGCTCTTTCGGCACCAGCATCTCCGTACACATGATTTCCAGTGTGTCCCGCTCGATTGTTTTTTTCTCTGTCAACATGCTTCTATTATACCAAAAAAGTCCCAACAACGGGACTTTTTTGACAGGCTGGGAGCGTCTTTCGAGACGCTCCTTCTTCCGTTTTGGGGAGGATACGATGACAGAACACGAGCAAGATGAAATCAGGCGATTAAGGATCGCTGGAAAGAGCTATACACAGATTGGAGAGTGTCTTCAGCTTTCCCGGAACACGGTAAAATCCGTTTGCCAGCGATGCGGTTTCAAACCGGTGTGTGAAACGAGTACCATAAGCGATTTGCATCATTGTCGGAATTGCGGAGCGCCTATTTCGCAGGTCGCTGGGCGAAAGCGCCAATGCTTTTGCTCGGAGGCTTGCAGACGTGCCTGGTGGAGCACGCGCAGAGACGCCGGAAACAAGAAGACGGCGGTTCAAACGAAATGCGTTTTCTGCGGTCGCATCTTTGAGGACTACGCCAGGACTCACAGAAAATATTGCTCCCATTCCTGCTATACTCGGGATCGGTTTGGAGAAAAGGAATCGCATGACACACGAACAGTTTGAACGGGAAATGCGCTACCGTACAGTGATGGCAGTGGCAAGAAGCATGCTGAATCGCGGGCTGATTTCCAAGGAAGAATATGAGGATTTCGACCGTAAAATGATCAAGAAGCACGATCCGTTTTTCGGGGGTTTGAGGTGTCAATCAACCGTTGATAAATCTTGAAAACAGAGGTAATATGCGACACGACAGGAGGGGGGATATGGCAAGAGTTATCCATACAAGAAGGCCGACAATCCCGGCCATTCAGCCCAGAAAACGTGTCGCGGCATATGCTAGGGTTTCGATTGAGAAGGATAGTATGATCGAATCGCTGGTCGCGCAGGTCGGCTACTATAGGACGCACATCCAACGTAACCCTGAGTGGCAATACATCGGCGTATATGCGGACGAAGGGATCACCGGCACGAAGAGCGACCGGCCGGAGTTCCGGCGGCTGATTGCGGACTGCAATGCCGGATTGATCGATATGGTGATCACAAAGTCGCTCAGCCGGTTTTCGCGGAACACGCTGGATACGCTGAATATCCTGCGGCAACTGAAAGAACGAGGCGTGGACGTGTTCTTCGAACGGGAGAACATCCACAGCTTATCGGGGGATGGCGAGCTGATGCTCTCCATCCTTTCTTCTTTTGCACAGGAGGAAAGCCGATCGGTTTCGGAAAACTGTAAGTGGCGGATTCGAAAGCAGATGGAGCAGGGTGGATTAGTCGGGCTGCGTGCCATGTACGGCTATATTATTGGAAAAGATGGCATATCGGTCGAACCGAGGCAAGCTGAAATTGTAAAACAAATCTATCAATGGTACATTTCCGGTGAATCCAGTATCGTAATCGCCAGGAAGCTCAATGCCTGTGGCGAAACGACACTGAACCAGGCAGCATGGTCACCGAAGCATGTGCGGGAGATTCTGACAAATGAAAAATACACAGGCAATGCGCTACTGCAGAAGACGTACGTTGTGGATTATTTGAGCAAAACGAAGAAACGGAACCGTGGCAAGTTGCCAACCTTTTATGTAGAACAGTCGCATGATGCAATCATTGATATAGGGACGTTCGATACAGTACAGATGATTTTAAAGCATGCCAGTGAAAAAAATAAGCCTATCAGACCGGTCAACGCGCGTTATCCATTTACCGGCAAGATCGTCTGCGGGAATTGCGGCAAACACTATCAGAGAAGAACGACAAAGGGACACGTCTATTGGCATTGTACAACCTATTTGGAGCATGGGAAAGCGGCTTGCCCGGCAAAGCAGATTCCTGAAGAAACATTGCTGAACCTTACTGCCGAAACATTGATGACAGAAAATTTCGAAGAGCAGGCATTTCTTGAGCTGGTTGAACATATAGAAGTACCCGCAGCAAATAGACTTCGATTCGTTTATTATGATGGTCATACACATGATTACGAATGGAAGGACCGTTCTCGGGCGGAGAGCTGGACGGATGAGATGAAACAGGCGGCGAGGGTGAAATCATTACAATTATTGGAGGCACAACGATTTGGAAGCGGCGAAGAAGCGGGTAACAAGAATTGATCCGATAAAAATTCGGGCGGCGGAGCAACAGCGGATTATACCAAAGAAGCGTCGAGTTGCCGCGTATGCACGTGTATCGACCGACAGCGACGAGCAGTTTACGAGCTTCGAAGCGCAGGTAAAGTATTACACGAATCAGATTACCGAGAATCCCGATTGGTCTATGGTTGATGTATATACGGACGAAGGTATCACTGGTACGAACACGAAAAAACGCGACGGCTTCAATCGTATGATTGCGGATGCGCTTGCCGGGAAGATCGATCTAATCATAACGAAGAGCATCTCACGGTTTGCCAGAAACACGGTCGATACGCTGACAGCGGTCCGGCACCTGAAAGACAAGGGTGTGGAGGTATTTTTCGAAAAGGAAAATATCTTTACGATGGACTCCAAAGGCGAGCTACTGATTACGATCATGAGTTCCCTGGCACAAGAAGAAAGCCGCTCGATTAGCGAAAATGTAGCGTGGGGGAAGCGAGCGAAGTGTGAAGAGGGGAAGGTGTACCTGCCCTACAAGCAATTTCTCGGATATGAAAAAGGCTCCGACGGGCAACCGCAAATTGTTGAAGAACAAGCGATAATCGTTCGACAGATTTATAAAATGTTTCTTGAGGGCCTGATGCCCTCCGGGATTGCAAAGAGACTCACGGCACAGGGGATTCCGTCTCCAGCAGGCAAGCCGCGCTGGTATTCGGGGACGGTGGAGAGTATCCTCACGAACGAGAAGTACAAGGGCGATGCGCTGCTGCAGAAAACATTCTGCGTAAATTTCCTGACCAAAGAAATGAAGCGGAACGAGGGAGAACTGCCGCAATATTACGTCGAACAAAGCCATCCCGCGATCATTTCACCCGAGGTATTTGACGAGGTTCAGCAGGAACTCAAGCGCCGTCGTGAAGCCCGATACGTTGGCAGGAGCGGGTGCTTTTCCAGCAAGATTATTTGCGGGGAGTGTGGCAGCTACTATGGCCGAAAGGTCTGGCACAGCACGGACAAATACCGCACCGTAATCTGGCGCTGCCAGCATAAATACGACAACGGCGAACCATGCAAAACGCCGCACGTGACCGAAGATCAGATCAAGGCGGCGTTTGTGACCGAGATAAACCAGGTGATTGCGAACAAAGAACAGGTGCTGCCTGACATCAGGACGCTGATTGCGACGCTAACCGACACACAGGAGCTTGAGGAAAAGGAAGCCGCTGCGAACAAAGATCTGGAAGCGATCACCGAATTGATGCGCAAGTTGGTTGACAGTTACGCGCATGCGCTGATCGAGCAGGCCGAATATGACGATCGATACGCGGAGCTATTGGCAAAAGGCCGGACGATCGATGAGTGGATCGCGGAGATCGGAAAGCAGCGCGAGCAACGTAAGACGAGAAAACGGGAGCTGGATACGTTCTATAAAGTGTTGAAAGCGACGGGGCCGATAATGGATTTCGATGAAGAGTTGTGGAACGTGGCGGTGAATAGCATGACTGTCCACATAGGAGGGGATATCGAAATATGTTGGCACAACTTATCTGTACCATCAAGGAAAAAGCAAATTCTGATGTTAAATCCAATATAACCACTTAAGTGGATAAAATTACCGTTGATATAGGAGAGAGCGTATCGAAAATTGTGTAAACCTCGATTGTCAGATAAAATAACGACAATGGAGGTTTTCCTATATGGCAAAGAAAGAAAAGAGCCTCATGCGACAGCTGATCGACG